GTCATTGGGAGTGTTGATTTCCCAATTCGTGATGGTCGCCCGGCCCGTGAACTGCTCCAAGCCCGTCCCGGTTTTCGGGAGGAACTTGAGGTACACCGGGGCCTCGGTCGTCATCAGCGTCCAGATTTCGTCCTGCGCGACGTCCGAGTGGACGTACAGGAACTCGGCCGCGACGCTCCACCCGATGAACCCGGAAATCGTTTCCCGGTACGGCGCGGAGTCGTGGCTCGTCGCGTCAATCGGCTCCGGGGTGAAAGTCAGGGTAATGTCCCGGACCTCCCCGATTTTGTGAAACGTCACCCCATCCGTCGAGGTATAGAGCAAACCTTTATACCCCTGAATCGCGTTGGTGGACATTGTGTCCCCCCTCCTTTAATCTTGCAGGGCGCGGAGGCGATACCGTGCGACGACGTGCCGCAACTCGCCTTCCGGTTCCCGCAAAGTTTCCGTGAAATCGAACCATGAATGCACGTTGGAAAATCCCGTCACCGCCAAATCCTCGTCACCGAACAGGCGGTCGAGGTCGTCGAGAATCCCCGCCGCCTCGTCGAAGCCCTCGTATGCCGACCAGATATGCAGGGTGAGCGTGGCCTCGACGCCGGGTTGTGAGTGCGTCCTCCACGGGACGACCGTCGCCTCGCCGATGGTGACAAACGGATAGGGTTGGTCCTTCGGCGGGAAATCGAACACGCCCGTAATCTTCGCCATGATGGTCGCGTCGCCCGTGATGGCCGAATAGACCGCCGTCTGAACTGGCTTGATAAATGACTTCATCCGCGCCGCCTCCGCATCTGGTCTTTGATGGCGTCGGACAGCGCCTTGAGAAAACGCGGACGCTCATCCTCGAACGACGGGAATAGAAACGGGTGCGCGAGGGTTCCGTGCTTGGCGATGGCTCGGCGAATCAGGAAGTCGGACTCCATGCCATGCCGCTCGGCCCACCGTTGGAGCGCCCCCTTCGGAGGCCAATGCGGGCGCGTCCCGAACTCGACGAAGGGCGCATACTTGACGTTGGTCCCGACCTCGGCGGCAAGCCCACCCTGAAAGAAGAATGGCCGGATGGACGCCCGGAGCCGCCCCGTATCCACGCCACCCCGAGGCGGGTTCCACGGTTGGAGCCGTCGCTTCGCGTTGCGGTCTATGGCGTAGGCCGAGGTGTTGACAGCGGCCTTGACGCCCTTGGCGACGTCGCGGGAGAGTTTGTCTATCTCGGCAATTACCTGCCGTTGTCCGGCGACGTTAATGGTGAACTTTATCGCCACGGCGCTATCCTTTCGCGCTCGACCCACCGCCGCGAATCCGTCATGCTCCCGGCGACCTCGATGCGAAACCGCTTCCCGGCGACCATCGCCTCGGCCATGCCGATGTACCCTTTCCACCACGGGCGGCGGTCGTCGGTCAGGTGAATTTCCCGCTTCATGTCCACCGAGAGCCCGGCGCGAAGGGTCGTCATTGAGGCATCTCCTCGCAGAGCAACGTCCAGACGCCGTCCTGCTCCTCGGGCCGGAGCGCCGAATGGATACGGAAAATCCGGTCCCGATATTCCACGAACAACTTGGTGATGGCGTAGTCGTCGGTCAAATCGTTGCCCCACCATCCCGGCGAGAAGAACCGCTCGGGCATCCATCGGCCCGAGAACCACCCGCCCGGCGCGAGGTCCGTCGGAATCGTCCGCAGGAGAATCCGGTGCGTCAGGCGGGTGCGGAGTTTGTCGGAAATGAACGGCTCGTCCCCGGACAGCGGAATGATGCGGCCCCACCGCGAGCAAATGTCCACCGGAGTGCGGGCAAAGCCACCGATGGCATCGGCGACCCGGTTATACTGGCGAATGGTGACTCGATGCCGGAGTGACCCGGACCTGACCGCAATCGTCATGACGCTCGTTCTCCGTCTAGGATAACCGGAAAACCCGGTACGGGTTCAACAACGTCGTCGTCGTGAAATCCACGAACTCGTGGGTGCTCCCGCCTTGCACCAGCGCGGCGGCGTCCTCCCGATGCTCAAACATGGTCGCGGCGACCCGTTTGATGGCGGTGCGGATATTCTCCGGAACACTCGCCGCCGTCGCGCCATACCCCGCCGTAAACTCAAAGACAAGCGAATCAATCGCCCGCAATTCTGTCGGCCATACCTTCCCGTCGTTCAGCACGACCCGGCCCGGCAGGTTGTTGACGTCCACGAAATAATCAGCCGTCGCCACGATGGACTCCGCGTTCAAGGTCGAATACGCCTTGACCTCATCCACCGAAATCAGCGGTGGGCGGGGAATCCGAATGACTACAGGAATCTCGTCAGCGTCGAGGGAATAGCGCCAGACCTGCTCGATGAAGGCCCGGTTCGTATAGGCCTCGCACCATTCCCGCGCCGCCGGAATCAACGCCGTGAGCAGATTGTCCTCGTCGCTTGAATCCTTGCGGATAAACGCCTTGAGGTCCGTGAGGGTCACGGGCTCAATCGTCGGTGCCGTCGTCAGCGAGAGGTTCATTCAAGTTTCTCCCGGCCACGGGCGGGGGAGGAAATCAATCCCCCCCCCGCCCTGCCTTCGTTCTTCGTTACGCCTCGTGCCGCGCCACGCCCTTGACGAGCACCGCACCGACCGGAATCCCACCGCCGGAGAACGTCCCCGTCAGGTCAGCCATGACCTTGAGGTAACGCTTGCCGCCGATGTAGCCGACCGAATGGACGCACTCGTCCTCGGTCGGGTCGTCCGCGAGGAAGAACTCCCCGGTCGTGGTCCCGGCCACCGCCCCGAGCATCTCGGCTTCCGGCACCGCAACGAAGCCGGACCCAGACGCATCGGAATGGAGCAGTTTGCCGGACACCGTCACGGACCCGGACAGCGAGGTCGCGCTCGCGCCGAGGTTCATGAACACTTCCGCACCCTCGAAGCCCGCGAGGTCCAGATAGGCCGAGGTCGCGTCCGTCGTCAGGACCGCGGGGTCCAACGCAACGACGGGCGTCAGGTTGTTATGCAGGTCGCGCATCTTCTTTTCTCCTGTGTCAGTTTTGTTCGGGGGGGCGGCCACACGCCGCCCCCCCGTACCTAATCCTCATCCGTCGGTTAGACGGAGCACTTCACCTTGATGAACGCCTCGGGCAGAATCACCTGCCCGCCCACCCGCTTCCGGGCGATGAACTCCACGAGCCCGTTCTTCGCGCTCGTGTAGGGGTCGCGCAGAACGGTGATGTCCAGACGGTCGGCGATGATGTAGCCGCGCCGGAAATCACCCACGACCACCGGGTACAGGTTCGCGCCTTCGACGGGCATATCCGGGCTCTCGATGTACGGCTGACCCAGAATCGTCGAGGGCTGACTGGCGAAGCCCGCCACCCAGAGGTAATTGCCGCTGACGGCATCCTTGAGTTTCCGGACCTTGCCCAACGTCACCCGCTTGAGCATGAAGGTCGCGTTCCGGGCATAGCCCTCTTTCAGGGCGTAGAGCGCGGAAATCAGACCGTCGCCCGTGATTTCATCGGCGTCGCCGGAGTTCACGGAGTTGACGCTCGCGTTGGTCATGATGCCTTCGGGCTTGCCCACGCCGTCACCCGTCACGAACGCGGTGCCTTCCGCGACACCAATCTGCTCGCCGAATTCGCCCGCGAGTTCGCTTTCGAGCGGGAACACCGAATCCTCGAGCAGTTGGTTGCTTACGTCGCAGTAAGCGTACAACTCGTGATTCGGAATCGTCTCCAACCCGTAAGACGGGTAGGTCTTGCTCTTGAGTCCCGCCTCGGCCGCCCACGCCGCAGTCACCGAAGTGAGCCGCTTGGGCATCCGGACTTCACCCATCACCGGGAGAACCCGCGCCACCGACCGGACGGGCGAGAACTCCGTGATGGTCTTGATGATTTCCCGCACGAACTCGCCGGGGGCCAGATAGCCCGCCTGCGGGTCGTTCCCGACGATGAGGGCCTTGACCTCGTCCGGGGAAAGGGTTTCCTTGCCCTTCCGCAGGAACTTGGCGTATGCCGCCTTCTGCGCCTTCATCGCCACTTCCTCGGCACCCACCGCCGGAGCGGCGACGGTCCGATTCATCTTGACCTCGATTTCGTCGAGGCGGCTGTTCAACTTCTCGACCTTCTCCGTGGCGAGGCCCGTGGCCTTGCCCTTCTCCTCGACCTCGGCAAGCCGCTTGTCGTTGGCGGTCTTGTACTCGGCCCACACTTTCTGCAACTGCTCGGAAAGTTCCTTGACGTCCATTGTCGAATCTCCGATAGGTTTGTTCACTTCTGCATCGCGGCCATCAGACCGCGAAGCGCCTCCACCGCTTCCCGCTCGTCGTGTTCCCGTGCCTTCGCTCCGTCGTCGGTCGAGTGTCCGTCAGACGAACCGGACGAGTCGAGCGCCGCATGGAAGCGAGCGTCGAGAAGTGACTCAAGGGATTTGATTGCCAGTCGGACGACCTTCTCGTTGGTGCCGTGGCCCATCTTCTTCGCCACTTCGGCGGCACCGATAACCGAGGTCAGCACCGCGTCGAGGGACGCCCCGGCCTCCCACGGCGGCGTCCGATCCATCTTCCGGTAGTACCGGGCGACATGGTTCTTGACGGTCGTCGCCTCGGACTCGGGAATGTCCACCCCGCCGCGAGCCCCCATCAGAACTGCGCCGATGGCGAACACCGCCCGAGGCACCGCGACGAGCCGACCGTCAATGACGTCGGCCACCTGCAATTTGTACGACGTGAAATTCTCCGGCGCTTCGGCGTCGTACCAGAGGAAGGCCGTCCGGTACTTCGCGTTGGGCTCCTCGGTCGCGTCGGCCCACGTCCGGACGCGGCCCTCGGCCTGTGCGGAATCCCACGCCCGGTCCTCGTCGGCGAGGGGAAGGTCTTGGAAGGGGACGACGGATTTCACCGTGGCGATGCGGGCCTCGTCATTCGCCGGGAAGGTCACGACCGAAACCTCCCACAGACTCAATTCCTTGAGGTACCGGATGGACCCTTCCCACGATTCCTTGACGGTTTCGTAGCCGATGGAGAATCCGTTGATGGCCCCCTGCTTGACCAGTTCAAATGCCTCCCGCGCCTTGCCGACGGCGAGGTTCAGTTTCCCGTGGACCCGGAGGCCGTCTTTGGAGTCGGCGAGGTACGCCACCCCGATGGGCTCGTGCGAGTCATGTTGCCAGAGCAGGGGGACCTTACCCTTTTTGTGGTCGAGCGTCCGGGCAAACGCGCCCGGCTCCACGACGTCGTTGTAAGAATCCACGACGCCATAGACCGACGCGAGGCCCTCGATTTCGCCTTTCGCTTCGTCAATGCTCGCCAGTTTGAAGTATAGGCGGTTCATGGATTCATCCTTCCCCGACGGGCGTATAGGTCTGCGCGCATCGGCATTGAATTGTGTTTTCCGCAGAAGCCCCGAGGGAGGAGTCGCCGGGGAACATGAGCGTCTCCCCGCCGACCTTGAACGGGTCGTCGAGGTTTGCCGTCTGGCCGTCTGCCGACAGGTGCGCGTCCCGTACCCGGTCGTCCCGCGTGGCGAGCCATTCCTTCTGCAAGGCGAGCCCCGTGGATTGCGCGGCGGCAAGCGAGCCCATGTTCGACGCGGAAATCGTTTCCGTCCGGGCGATTACTTCGGAACGGTTCGGAATGATGGGGTCGAGTTTCAGCCCGTCAATGCGCTTGGCGATTTCGTTGATGCCTTCGCCCTTCTCGATACCGAGGTCAATCTCCCCCCGGACGGCGTTCATCGTGGTCTTGCCGATGCCGACGATTTTCTCGGACGACACCTTGCGGACGTAGTTCGACACGAACTCCTGCCAGAGGTCGCGGACGTTGGCCTTCACTTCGGCGGGCTTGCAGGATTTCAGCGAGCCATAGGTCTGTGCGGCGAAATCTTCACCGACCTGCGAATAGACCGCCCGGTAGAACGACTCCCAATTCCCGGCGCGGTCTTTGATGGCTTGCGAGGCACGGTCAGCGGCATCCTGCGCGTTGAACCCGGCCCGGTACGCATCGGCGGCGGCAGAAAAATCCTTCTTGAGAATGTCCTCGGCGAGGTTTGCAATCCGCTTCTCCCACGCGAGGCGTCGGTTATCAAACGCCTTCCAGTACGCGGTCTTGGCCTCGGCCCCGACGACGTTGAACGCCTTGACCTCGGGAACGGCCTTGCCCGCTTCCTCGGCCTCGGGCTCCACGGGCTCGGCCTCCGGCTCCTCGTCCTCCTCGGCGGCGGGTTCTTCGGTCGGGGCGGGAAGCGGGGTCGTCGAGGTCGAGCCGCCATACGGCAGAAGCGACAGCGGCAGGAGCAACTTGTCCCCGCCGCGAATGTCCTCATAGCCCGTGGCGAGGCGCTTCTCGTTCAACGTCAGGAACGTCGCCTGTTCCACGCGGGTATAGAGTTTGTCGCGGTCCTCCTGTAACGCCTCGATGCTGTCAATGTCGGGGACGAAGGACAACTCCGGGCCATACTCCCGGCAAAGGAAATTCGTGAACTCGCCCGTCACCCAATTCAGCAGGGGAAGAACCGTCTCCTCGTAGAACGCCTTCCGCGCCTCGCCGTAATTCGCGTAGGTCTTGTTCGCCGAGTCGCCGAGCAATTCAGGCGGCACCCCAAGCGCCGTCGCAATCTCCCGGCCCGATTGCTTCGCGCCCTCGAGCCAGTCCATATCCGTCGGGGAAAGGCCCGTCGCTTGATAGTCCATGTCGCCTTCAAGCAGGAGCGGCCTTCCCGCGTTCTTGGCTCCGGCGTATGCGTCGGATACCTGCTCTTTCAGATTCGCAAATTCCCGGTCGAGCAACTTCCCCTTCACTTTCATAATCCCGGCGGGATTCGCCTTGTTCTGCAAGAGCGATACGTTCCACTTCGTTGACTCGTTGGATTGGTCAATCACCATCCCCGCCACGCGCACGGGCGAGAGGCCGGAGAACTGGCCGAGGGGATGGAAGAACCGCAGATAAAGCGTTTCTTCCGGGGAGCGTTTTACCACGGTACCGATGCCCGTCGTGACCTCATACTCCTTGATGGGCTGGAAAATTGTCCCCGTCACGACCTTGACGAGGTCGGGCCGTACCGTCCACAATTCCTTCGTCTTGCCCTGCACCTTCGCCTTGAACGCGAAGGACACGCCGCCAATGTAGAGGAACGAAATCAACTCCTCGAAGAACTTCTCGCGTGGCGTCAGCGGATTCGGGCGGGCGAGTAGGTCGAGAAGCGGGTGCGTGTAAATCTCCTCGGTCGAACCGTCGGGCAGTTTCTTGACGAGCGTCCACTTCACCGACGAGAAGGAATTGGCGATGAGCCGGATGGCCGAGTAGACGTAGACGTTCTTGGAATATCCTTCCTCGGCGAGTTTCGGGTAGTCGTAGGCGGTGAGGGATGCGGCACCGGGCGAAAGGAACAACGCTTGGATGGCTTCTGTCTGCTTCCCGAAGAATCGGGCGAATCGCTCGCGTAACTTCAACCTGCCCCCAATCCCCTCCGGATTGGTCTTTACTACGCGGATTTATAACCGCCGAATCCTCGGCGTCAATCTCTTTTCCAGAAAAATCTTTTGCAGGGCTTGGGACAGGGAATCCACTTGGTCGTCATGCGCCCCATCCGGGAATGACGCGAACTCGTCCACCAACTCCTGCGCCCATGCCACGCCCTCTGGCAGATGAACGAGCCCGGCCTCGATTACCGGGGAGATTGCATTCACCCGAGCGACCTTGTCCCGGTCAACGGAAATCGGCAGGATGGGCATGGCCGTTTCCCGTTTCAGTTCTTGGATGAGCGATTGCCCGGAGGCCTTGTCCTCAATCCAGACGGCGACGGGCTTGTATTTGTCGAAGGCCGCGAGCGCCGCCCGCTTGAGGTCGGGGAACTCCACCCGCGCCCGCCAGCGGTCGAGGACAAATGCCCCCCCGCCCTCGACGTAGCCGATGGTGATGCCCACCGACCAGTCCGAGGCCGAGGCGGTCTTGAACGCCGTGTCCCATGTCTGGACGACGAAATCGAATTGCGGCAGGGCGTCCTTCCCGTACCACTTCCACCACTCGCGCCGGACGATACTCCCGCCTTCGGGGACAGGTTCCTGTTGTAACTGCGCCGAGGCCCCCCGGCTTCCGAGGTTTGATTCCTTCTTGAGTTCCTCGAGCGCGGGCTTGTCGAACTTCTCCGGCCAGAGCAGGTCGCCGGGGTTTCGGACGAACTCATCCCCCGACACCGGGAAGTGCATGGATACCCGCGTCGGCGCTTCGGCGGGAAGAATCAACTCCGTGTAGCCCTGTCCACGCAAGCGGCCTACGAGGTCGTCGGTGTGCGCCCGTTGCATAATGATAACGCGGGAGGATTTGTTCGGGTCGTTGCGCCGGGTGGACATGACGTTGCTCCACCATGTCCAGACGTTCTCCCGATAGGTCTGCGAATGAATCTGCTGGATGTTATGGGGGTCGTCGCAAATTATGCAATCGCCGCCCTCGCCCGTCGCCGAGCCGTCTACCGACGTCGCAATCCGATAGCCCGTCTGGTCATTCTCGTACCGGGTCTTGACGTTCTGGTCGCTCGTCATGCGGAAGCGGTCGCCCCATCGGGACATGAACCATCCCGACTCAAGGACGCGCCGGGTCTTGACCGCATCGCGCACGGAGAGATTGCCCGCATACGAGGCCGTTATCCACCGGAAGGACGGCCATCGAATCCAGACCCACGCGGGCCAGAGGACCGACGCGAGGATGGATTTCATGTGACGGGGCGGGATGCAGATAATCAAGTCGCGGATTTCTTCTCCGGGGAATACGGCCTCAAGGTGCTCGGCCACCATGCGGATATGCCATCCGTCGCAGTACGGCGTCGTCGGCTCGATGATATGCCACGCCTGACGGGTGAACTCGACGAGTGAGATTTCTGCAAGGCGTTCCCGGACCCGGCTGTGCAGGACGGCCACGTCCTCGGCGGTAAGCGAAGCGGGCGGCGCGTCAGCCCCGGAGGAAGCCGACACCACCGCCCGCTCGCATCCTTCGCCGACGCCCGGACGGGAATCAGCCGCCGGAGCCGTTGTTTCAAGCGTGGTCGTCATTCGGTTTCAGTTCTGCCGCAACGGGGAGAATGACCGGGGGAGCCGGGACCGACCGTATCGTCCCGCCGAGAATCCGCTCAAGGTCCCCGAGTTGTTTCTTGGAGAGTTTGGATACGTCGTACAGTTCGGCGATGGAGGAATGGATACTCGCCCCCATCGTGACTTCGGCAAACTGCTTCGGCCTTCCGTCAATCCGGTCGGAGATTTCCGATGCCGCCTGTGTCTTGCCCTTCACCGCCTCACGCAGTTGCGCGATGGCAACGACCTCGGCGAATGTCGCGCCCTCCTTCGCAATCTCGAAAAGAACATTCGTCACCGCCGCGACGAGTTCCGCGTTGTTCTTCACCGGAGGAATCTTCCGCATCATCACGCGGCGATACGCCTCCGACATAGTCGGCCCCTTCGGGCGTCCGGCGGGATTCCCTGACTGGCCGGGCTTGAACCAATGAGCCCGTTGTCGGCTACTGGCCTGCTTCCCGTCCTGATTTTCTGGCGTATCTGGCATCATCTGAAAAATACCCTATGGAATGGGGTTTGTCAAATTCTCACGCTGAACCAATTTCAGTCCGTAATCGTTTGAGCCGCTTGGCAGATTTAATCCCTTCTTCTTCTTGAGATAATTTTTCTTGAAACGAGTGTAGTCAACGAAGTGATGCCAACGACGAAAACGCCAAACGAGTCGAGCGCAATCCGGGTGCATCTTGACGAGCATTTGCGATTTGGGAAGCGTCCCCTCCTTGGAATAAAATTCTTCTGTATTCCCGCCTTTAATAACTTGCGTCGGCATTTTATATTGTAGAAACATATAGAACTGTACCGTACACCATCCATCCTTTAACATTCGCAACGAAATATCCGTGTCCTCGTTGTATCGTCCACGCCAACGATAAGGCGTGTCATTTCGTATAAGGTTACAGGAATAAATCCGCGTATTCAAAATAAATGGTGGCATCTTACTTCTCGCCGAACAGAACATAAAATAATTTGGTCCTGCCATCGCGATATTTTCATATCGCAAACAAAACTCCTCCATCAAATAAAATAACGTCCCATCGCTCACCTTGACCTTTTCGTTTTGGTTAAAAATTCTAAAGTTGGTGATGTTGTCGTCCATGACCCAATGCCACGGGAAGCCCATCGAAATCGAATGGTCCCAAGCAAAATTTCGTGCGGCTCCCGGTCCCTTCCCCTTCGTGTCTCCGAGGTCGTCAAACGTATCGTATTTTTCTTTGTAGGTTATACCCAAGCGCAGAATTTTTCGATGGTCTATTACCGCGGCATAAAGGTCATACTCCTGCGGCTCGACGACGATGTAATACGGAACCTGCATCGCTTCCAACGCCTTGCTTGTCAGACGCGTATCGGCTCGTCCCTTGGAAACGATATACAGAGGGAATCTAGGATTCACTGGCATACCTCTTTGATTCGGTATCGTGATTTTCTTGTTGTGGATACCACAACGATTTTGTTTTATCGGTAATGCTTTGCTTGAGCAGTTCGGCGAATTGGTCAACGTGAGACTGCGAGGCGAAATGGACGATGATGGACCGGAAGGATGTTTTGTCCTCGTTCTGGTATTCCGGCATCTGCGTCCATTCTTCAGTCGGGTCCGTTGGCATAATAAATTCAATACCGAGTTCCTCGAAATTGAAATCACCGATTTCCTCAAACAATAACTTATCGTCCCAAAAGGACAACTCGTTGCTCTTGTTGTCCACAAGCCGATACGCCTTTGCCTTCTGCGGGTCCATGTCGGCGACATGAACCGGAACCTCGGTCATGCCCAGTTTCTTCGCGGCCTTGTAACGGGTATGCCCGACAATAATCACGTTTTCCTTGTCCACGACAATCGGCTGACGGAAGCCGAACTCCTTGATGGACGCCGCGACCGCATCCACGGCCCCGTCGTTCTTCCGGGGATTGCGGGCGTAGGGAATAATTTTTTCGACGGGCATCATCTGGACGTTCATGGTTTCCTCCGTTTTGAATTTTGTTTCGGAATCCATTTCAAAATATACTCGCACCCATTCGTCCATCTGTCCTTTGTCACGAGGTACAACCCCTTCTTCGGACATTCGATGAAAGCAATTTTCAAATCGAGTGGAAATTGTAAATGACGAAGTGGACCATTGACGCAGACTCCAAATCGGGTACGACGACTCGGAACAGGGCCAATATGAAACTTGGGGCGTTTCATGGCATCATCCTCCGATAAAGGTTCACGAGCGTATCCGAATACTTTTCCCATGAGTCCTTCTCGATGAACCGCCGACACGCCTTCCGTCGGGTGTCGTGTTCCTCGCCCGTGATGGACCGGATGAGGGTCGCCACGGCGAGCGCGGTCATGGGCTCGGGCAGAATCCACCCGATGCCCTCGCCCACGACGATGCGGGCAATCTCCGGCAGGTTCGGCGCGATTACCGGAACCCCCGCGCCCGGATATTCCCAGAGTTTGTTCGGGGTGCAGTAGCGGTGATTCTCGCTCGTCGCGGCGTAGGGGATGATTCCGAAATCAGCCGACGACGCCCACCGCAGGAGTTCGGCACGGGGAACCCCGGCGATAACGTGGAAATTCTTGACGTCCTTCCCGAGCCGGATGAGTTCGTCCCGGTAGGGGCCGTCCCCCATGACGACGACCTTAAACGGTTCCCCGAGGCGTCGGGCGACCTCGGGCAGAATGGCAAGGTTCCGATACTGCGACAGCCCGCCGTGGTACAGGACAATCGTCGAGGTCACCAGACTTTTCTGTTCAAGGAATAGCCGTAGGCGATGGTCCCGCTCCTGCGGCATATCGGCAAGCCGCACGGCGTTCCGAATCACCACCGGGCAGGGCATGAGGCCGAAGGCCTTGACCAGTTTCCCGGCGATGGAATCGTTCACGGTAATCACGGCGTCCAGTTTCGGCGCGGCCTTCTTCTGGATGGCCCGGACCTTGTCCTTCATGGCCTCGGTGAGTCCGTGTTGTTCGTGGCAGAGTTCGTGGCTGTCGAAAATTATATGCGGAGAAATTCGCGGAACGTGGACGGATAGAATCCGGTCCATGACCGTCAATGGCCTGTTTTTCTTCTTCCACCACAGCCCGTACTCAAGCGTGTTGGCGTCGTGACAATGTACCACCGCCGGGCTGAAATCGGCGATGAACGCCCGAATCACCTTCCGGCATTCAAGCCGATACGCCTTCCGAAACAGGACGAGCCGAAGATTCTGGAAGATGCCGGAAACCTTGTCGAGCCCGAGCGGCTCGTCCGAGAGCCCTTCCAGTTTCCGGGCGAGGCGCTCCACACGGTCGGCCTCCCGTTGCGCGTAGAAGAACACCGCCCCCACCAACACGAGCCCGACGGCCTGACCGAACAGGGACGGCACCCACGCGCAGACCTGAAAGAACGCGAGCAGGAGCCCCGCCGAGAGAAGCGCAATTCCCTGCATCCAGAACGACACCCGACGCATGGCGGTGGCCTTCGGGTCGGCGAGCATGACCCACGCGCCGGAAGGTCGGTTGAATACCGTCGCTTCCACGCGGTCGTCCCGAATGCCGAATACCCGGACGTCGAATCCGGCGAGGGCGAGGGAGCCCGCTTCCTTCACCACACGGGTATCGTGGCAGACCGAATTGAGAACGACCATCGCAATTTTCATGACCTCGGCTCCCCAAAGGTTTTCCGATAGGCCCTGACCAATCGAGCGCCGTACACCTCCCACGAGTCCCACTCCGCGAAATCCAGACACCGTTCCCGGAGCGCGTAGTCCGTCCAGTCGTGCGCGAGAATGTCCTTCGCCACGCTTTCCGGCGTCATGGGGTTCGTGAAGAAATACCCGATGCCGTTGTCGTGGACGATTGGTTGAACCTCGGCCAGACGATTTGCCAGTACCGGGACGCCCGCCATCGGATACTCCCACAATTTCGTCGGCAAGCAGAACGCGTGATTCGCGCAGGTGTCGCCATAGGGTATCAACCCGACTGTCGCCGCGCAAGCATATCGGGCGAGTTGCGGGTACGGCGCGGGCGGCAGGAATACCGTCCGGGGTCCGGCAGACTTCTTGAGGAACGGCTCGAACACCGGATTCCCCCATCCCATCAGCACCACGAGCCAGTCGTCCGGAAGGTACTTACCAACACGGGTCAAAATTTCTAAATGGCGACCACGTTGAAAGCCACCATGGTAGAGCGCGATTTTCTGCGCGTTGTAGTTCGGAATCTGGCCGATGATGTTGAGGTAATCCTTCGCGGTCGGCTTTCGCAGGACGTCGGATTGCAGATGGACGGCGTTCTTTAGAATCACCGCCGGAGGAAATCCCTTCTTCGCGTAGTGGGCGGCAATCGTATCGTTCACCGTCGAGAACAGCGACACCCGTTGAGCGACCTTCCGCTCGACGGAGTCAATCTTCTTCGCGTCGGCCTCCGGCATCGCCGCCAGATTGTCATAGACCTCGTGCGCGTCGTAGGCGATTTTCACCAACGCAGGAACCCCGGCCTCGGCGAGGACGAGCGGAAGCAGGTCGTGACAATGCACGACGTCGGGCTTGTAGGACATGAGAACCGAACCGATGCCCTCGGCCCTCCGTTGCAGAAATTCCCGCATCCGGGATTCCACCGGAATATCGGCCCGGCGCTTCACCATCTTGAGCGCCGTCTCGTCAATCTCCCGAATGTCCAGAAGCCGAACCGGAACCCCTCCGGGCGTATGCGTCTCGTTCACGTCGAGCCGGGCGTCCTTCATCCCGACCAGTTGCACCCGCCATCCGTCCTTCGCCAGAGATTCCGCTTGCCGCCAGACGCGGGCCTCGAACAGGACGGAGTTCATCACGAACATGACGATTTGTTTCATGGCGTCGGCTCCTCAATTCTCGCGCTCCACCAATGCGTGACGGGGTCCGTATATTCAAAGCCGTCTTGCTGATTCCACCCCTTGTACGCATACCATCCGTCGTAACGCTGTTTTCCAGAAAGCGTGCATCCCCAAAAAGTTCCTGCGTCCCTTGTGGCAATATCAATCCCGTGGTGTTTCCGTTTGGTCCAGTACCATCCATCCTTCGGAAGCGAATCGCTGACGGAAATCCATCGCGGTTTTTGTTTCATGGCTTGGATACTCTGAAATGCTTTATCGGTCATTGTCACAACCATATTTTTTTGAAACTCGGACGGAATGGAAAATACCGCTCGCACCAGACGCGCTCGCTTGCGTCGTTCATCACGAGCCCTATTGTGATTCCGTTTTTGTTTCATAAATTTATTTTCTCCTGCTTCATAATCCCGGCCAATAGAATCACGGAAACGGAAACGTCCCATCCGAATCGAAGCCACAGGAGAGTCGCAACGAACACGAGAATAATTGCCCGTGCGATTGCCGTTGAGATTTCGGGTTTCATGTCTTGACCTCGCGCATAACGTCGTCCAATATTCGGGCCACGATAGTTTGTCCTCCGTGGTCCTTCAACTTGTCGAGCCAATCCCATTGTTCCGGGCGAACCCTGTCCCCCTTCGATGCTTTGACCTCAATGGCTAGGAACTTGCCTTGCCGCAGGGCCATAATGTCGGGGAGGCCTTTGACCCCGAATCGCACGAACCGCGCTCCCACGCGCACGGCCCCGCCCGAGTTCGTCCACGTCACCCATCCGTGAAATTCTAGGAACTTGCGAATGGCGGCGGTCAATGTCTGCGCGGGTTTTCCCATTTTACTTTTCCTCAAATTTTTCAGACGACAGCAACTTATTTTTATCTACAAAATGCCCGCACGCTTTCCATAGATACCGTTGGTTCCATGTCTCGCATGGGCATCCGTGCATCTCGGCGCAATTCTTACACAAGCCACCTTTCGGTCCGGGTCCGTTCCGTTCAATCATCGGATGACTTCCGGAATCGATGTGGTTCTTGTCTGCCCACTCATCCAGTTTATCGAACAGGTCCATCCTTGTCCCTCCTATCCAGCGAATGAATCACGCATCCAAAAACAAAACGAACGGATAAAATTCCGAAAAGGGTTTTCCACATCGCGGACAACCGTAGTCAAATCGGGAACTCCTATATTCAATGTCACTCATTTGGAATCCGCACGGACATCTCCAATTTTGCAGTGACATTCTTTTTTTCTTGTTGTTGTCCAAGCTGTGAATCACGCATCCCGCCGCGACGCCGACCACAAACGAGAACGCCAAGCCGATTAGAATCCAGACGAGAATCATGGCTTCACCTCCCGCTCCTTGAGCATGGCGTCGGCGTACGCATATGCCTCTTTTGCACACCCGTCTATGAATTTCCCTGCGGTACTGCACCGAGGGCATAGCCCATTTCCCTCGGACTCACTCGCCATCATCCCCTGCAACGCCGTCGCCGCGAGATAATCTCGGAGTGACATACCATCATGGTTAAGCCATCCACCGCATGGAAACGCCGGTCCTCCGTCGTTCTTACTCATGTTCTCGACCTCCTTATCATCAATAACGAATCGGCAACCAAAACCGTCATGCCTGTTCACTTACCCCCCCCCCTCCCCGCCACAGTGGGCTGCTTGTCCTGTGCTTCGTTGTGCGGATTCACGTCTGGATTCAACACCGCGCCGTTGTTTCTGATTTCCGCGAATGACCAAGGTTCCGCGCCAGCCACGTGCAGGTAAAACTGAATCTCGCCTTGCGGCAACTCCGGGTGTTGCGTGTCCTGCAAAATCCGTTGAACCTTCGCCGAAATCTCGCGTTTCTGTCGGACTGAAAACATTGTCACCTCCCCGCCCCGGTGGGGGCTGTTGAGTTTTGCCTCAAGTTCAACAATCTTCGCATCCTGCGCGAGAAGGAAAATCTCCAGCGAATCCAAGTGAATGTTCATGGCTTTGCCTCCCCCTGATAGGACTTCAAAATCTTGCACCCTTCAACATGGCAGAAATCATCTATCCGACAGTCGTAGCACACCGTCAGGTTCGGGCACATACCCTGCACGATTTTGTAGAACTCGTTCCCAAACTTGTCGTGCGCCTGATTCATGATTGCGCTCAGCATCCGACTGTTCGGATGACGAATTATCGGACAATGGTTGCAATCGCTGTCGCAGAGTTTCATGGCTTCCCCTCCCGCGCCCTATCAGGATTCGCCTGATTCCACTTGTCTTGTAGTACCTGTCCATCAGTCCTGCCGTAGACGCGACCCATATTGACCGTATGCCCACACGCACACCACATCACGGAATCCCATTGTGGTGGATAGGTGCAGTAAATCTGCGACGGCGGCTTCTCGACCATGTTACTTCCGCATCGTGTACACTTCATGGCTTCACCTCCCGCGCCTTGAGCAACAAATTTCCATCATAGAAACTTGTGCTGTCGTCATCCTCGGATTCTATTTCGGTCCAGACTTCTCCACACACGTTGCACTTCCGAACGACCGCCCAATCAAACTCAAAATCAAACCCGTATGGTCCATCTTCGATTACCCCCGAGCAATCATGCGAACACTTCATCCATCCCTCCCCGCCCCGGTATGGGCTGATTTCTCCTGCCTCGCCACCTCGGCCTCGGCGTGTCGGATTATTGCAACGACGGGGGCA